TCTACCAGAGTTGTTGTATGACCAATCCTTCAGGACATACGACGAGTCTAAGTGTAAATAATTACTCCATGAATCGCTAATTTCATCGGTAAACACAATGCTATAATTTTGACTATTGAGAACAACATTCACACTAATATCAAAGAACGAATTCAGCGAACCGTCTGCGTCTATACTACATGAAAATGTGGATTGCGACAAGGGTTGAATTCCTAATATGGGGTCTGTCCATGTTTGTATGGCATAATTTATTATATCTGTAACTCCGTCGCTATTAACTCCCGTGATAACTGTATTATTTGATGTATATGTATAGTCAGTGCGACCACTATTCCATACATTTTGACAATTCAAAGACACATCATAAGCATCGGCGAAGCTATTTCCGTATGTCGACAGTGGTATAATTTTAAACAACGTTCCATCTTTGAGTGTAAATGTTTGTTTTGAATTGGAAACATTCGCACTAATATCGTATATGTTAGTGGATAAGTCATGTGTTTTAAATCCAAACTCAGTATCAAACAATGAACCGATTGCATCAAAGGAATACATGTTGGTTGTGAATTCTTTATTCATATAAAACCGCATTCTTAATTTGTTATTGGTAACATCTTTTAACGTAAACCCGGTAACGGCTACACTGTTCACTCCAGTAGGATGTGCGTCAAAAAAGTAATTCGTATCCACATTTGATGCGTCAATCGCGCTATTTATTTTGTTTATATAGGTGGGCAAATTGTAGCTACCGGATGGCACATAAATACTTACATCATTCAATCCGGTATTGTATCCACTCGCGTCACATCTGGCCGTAAAATATACATTTGAGCCAATGGTATAGGTTGATTGTTTTGTCGTTGTGGCCGCTTTCAGATTAGATACTTCGTTGATAGACACATCAAACTGAAAACATGAGCTAGAACCTAACCATAGATTATTATCCTGTGGAAATACGATCGCGGTCTTTTGATGTTTTGCATTGGTCGTTGTGAATGGATTTAATGGAAGGACAAATTTGTAATAGGAATTACCGCAACCATCCATGTGTGAATCATTGACGACTACCCGTTGAATATAGGCTCCAGACAAATCGCTATTTGACTGCAATAGGCCATTAAATGTGTTGACTACATCATACCGTGTATAAGACGCATCGGTAGATGTTAACTCCGACCGAACAGTAATTGTATTATATATAAAATTGCTGGATAAATCCATCATATAGGAATAAGATGCATCCATGCTAATAAAATGTCCATTGCTACTATCGTAGCCATTATAATTATAAATGGTGAAATAGTTATTGTTCGCGTTGATATCAAATGTATCATAGTCATCTTTATACAGCGTATTGCCAAATGTATCGTTTCCCGACGTATCGCTCGATAAACTTCGCGCACTATATACACTTTTCATGGGTATAAAGGATGAATCGTATCCTAATATTTGCGGTAGGGTGTCAAAATAACCAGCACCAGAACCATCTAATGGATAAGACCAGCTCGGAAAATACAACGCATAATTGGTTTCTCCGTATATTTTCGTATAATCAATTGTAAACGTGGCTTTGCATGAATTTGTATCATAGGCAAAGCCCGTCGTTCCAAACGATGCATCTGTATAGGTAGAGGCCAGGGTACCAATCGATTTGTTTAATTTCGCAATGAGTTCAGTGGCAGTATAATTTCCGACTGGAATCGAGATTTTATAGTCGTGCAATCCATCATTGATGCCCGGACTATTCCCCTTTAAATAAAAAAAATTCGCGCCATAACTTTTGCTAATGGTATACCATGTTTTCGGAATTTGAATCGAATGTAATCGCAGAGCGAGAACATCCCGCAAACTATCCGATAAATTGAAATTAAAATTAGTAGCAAGAGTATTTTTTTTATCGTCTCGATATTGACTGTCGATACTTATGATTCGAGTAATGGTTTGTCGTAAGATTGGATTTAAATAATCCGCTTTATATTCGACCTGGTTCACTGTGTTGGATGAAGAAGTGGGTTGTGGAGCACTATCCCCTTCGAGTCGCTCAATCACTGCATTTGACGATGGTTGCTCTTCGTCTTCTTCGTTATCAACCACTTCGAAAAATCTTCTATAAATAGCATTAAAAAACCATGCTAATTTATTCCCTGCGTCGGTTTGCATATTTTGATATTTTTTAATCATTTGAAATAATTTCGCTTCTAATTCACGGTCCGACGGATGAATAACATCTAAAATATTGTATAATTCTTCGTCGGTATATTTATTAACATCATAAATGTCGTCCCCGGTTTTTAAATGATTCATGAATACTATATATTATTGCGTTTATATTTATACCTTTGGACATTACATTCGCGATTTAAACATATTTCCAATAAATGCGACTAAATCCATTGTTTTGCTGCATTTATATAATGTTTCCACCGGAAATGCTCTTAATCCCTGCCCGCGTTTCATGTGCCGGGTTCCGGTAAAACATAATATATCAAACACCTGCATAATTTTATCTTCTTCGGGTGTCATATCCGCGCGGTCAATGCGATATTTCCCCACATATACATATCGATTGTAGTTGCCATTTTTATAGACATTGTATTTGCCCGAATACGGGTGATTTCTGACCATGCCAATACCCATGATTTGATTCGTATCATTGTTCATTTCCAATATAAACATGACGGTATCTAACGTTATTTTATGAGAAATCGTTTGCGGACTGCAATATACACACCCAATATTTGCATTGCGATTTCTGAAGTTTTGATTTTCTTCAAAGGTTTCGGAATTAAACCGCGATGTCATGAGAACATGCTTCATTTGCGCACGAAAATTGCGGACATTTTGACGGATGACATGTGATTCGTTCATTTGTTGTTAGTATACAAAAATCATCATCCTAACCGCCACAATCAATTTTGTAAAAAAGTCGACCCCACTCGGACATAAAATTGAACTTTGCGGCCATGCATAGATACATACTATAACACAACTATAAAAATGGCTACTTCGCCTATTATATTATGCATACCGCGAGTGGAATGCACCATTTCAAAAGACTATATTTATTCAGTCTTTTCGAAATTAAAAATCGGAAAAATAGAATCAGTACAAGAAATACCTCTCTGTAATGGTTCACAATACAAACGTATTATTGTCAAGATATCCTGGATAACAAACGACATTTCGACCTACATACAAACACGACTCTTGAATGACCAAACCATCAAAATTGTTCATTCGATGCCATGGTATTGGTTGTGTGTGAAATATATTAAAAACATATCTAAAAAAATGCATGGTCCAGACCCCCATATGATGAAAATGTCGCAATCTTAAGCCATTCCGGGTATAATAGATTGTAAATATTCATCTATGATGGGATTTGCTTGCTTTTTAATGTATTCTTGCCGACGCATCATCCATTTTTTCTTTATATCGATTGAATTGATTTCCAGCGTAATTAAATAATCTACATATGAATATGCGTTTTTGCAATATTCCATATCGGTCTTGATGGATTCTTGCATCTGCGCTAAATACAGCAACCGTTTTTTTTCTCTAGAACCGTCTTTCGCATATTTTTTTTGCCCACTATTATCACCGACAGAATATGCATAATGACGCAAAATAAACCGGGTCTCTTTTTTGTTTTCCGCAAATCGTTTGCATAATGTATGTTTGAGTGTTTCTATTCGCTTAATGATTGAAAATACATTGATATGCATGATGAGCGGAAATTCTTGCTTAATTTCCGTGGGCATAACAAATGCAGTAGATTCTTTCAATTGAATGAGTGCGTGTTCGATTTCCGCCATTTTTTTATGAATCATTTTTTTCGCATCCATTTGATTACCAAACATGATGGCGTTGTTTTTAAATTCTAACGACGTTTCTAATTTATCGTATTGCATCGCAATATTAAAATAATTTTCGGCCTTTGATTCTAATTTTAAATGATTGCTCACCGAAATCATGAGCGTCGTCAGTGCATTTAAAACCACAATGAGCCCCGTGCTCCATGAATACAATCCGACAAAAGGCGTAAAGATAGCAATGCTCGACGTAAATAACAGCGAAGTCAATGTCAATATATGTAATCGTGTCCTAGAAATATAATTTGAATACATGTAGACGCATTTTTGCCCCTTTAAATATGTGTTCAACATATCCAATTCGTTGGAATATTTATTGACATCACCATAAGATTCAAACAATTGTGAATCATCGCCCCACCCAGCATTGTCTTCTTCCTCACTATTATTCCCCGACATGGACATTGGACTATCATTATGCCTAAAATGAGCATACCATTCAGAGAGCTGTTCTTCTGTATGTTTCTGTTCTCGGTCTAAAATGGTGACCATTTCGTTGTGTAATAGTTGTGTATAGGTATTGTCATCCGGGTCGTTTATTTGCAGCTGGATTTCTTCCATTTATATACACCTTTTATTTTTCGTGGTGACCATTTCCGCAAATACTATTTAGACTTACCATTCAGACAGTAAAAATAAAATATGCGCAATATATAACAATGCCGTCGTCGAGTGATTACATCCTTGCTAAAAAAATATTTGCCATAAAACAAAATTATGATATGGTCGCACAGTCCGACGACTGTTGCTATGGCCCCACATTTATCGGCGATTGTCCACCCAGTATTCCCGGCCCACCCGGTCCGTCGGGCGATAGATATTTAACTAGCTTCACAAAAAAGATACATAAATATGTATTAGATACCGGTTCCATCGGATTACAACTCGAACCAAATCTCGCGTATATTCACGGTCAATCCATCTATTGTGTGCACGATACGGTGACAGCACCCTTTGATTATTTTAAAGGCACCGTGAAAACCTACGATCCATCCACTGGACTCATGCATGTCGAACATATTCATTCCGTCAGTTGCGACTTTGAATATTCCACAACGAGAACATACAAAATAAATATTGATTATTCCACATGCGCAGACGAAGACATTGCACATAATCATTCTATTACACTCGATAATACAACCAATGACCGAAATTATATTGCATTTTCCGCGCAAACACAGGGACCACTCTATCCAAAGACATCGCATGATTTGTCCTTTGTTCCAAATACCGGAGAACTCTACACCAATGTTGTCTACGAATCAAAACAAGCAAATGCCACTAGTGTAAAATATCTTTCGCCAGATGATGCGCTGAATTTTGTGAAAAAATTACAACCAAAACAATTTTCGCAACAGTCTGAAAGACATTATGGGTTTTTAGCCAAAGATGTTGAGCAAGAGAACCCAGGCATCGCAAAAAACAATAGTATTTCTTATTCCGATTTCTGTGCACCAATCATCTCTGTAGTACAGACACTTGTTGATAAGATGTCACAAATAGAATTACGTATGGCACAAATGGAACAAAGACTGAATCAGCTGGCCGAATATCAACAAAATGACCATCATTCCCATAGGGTGATATCCATGTCGGGAATTCATCGGCGCGCATTTTGCATGGAAGATGGAAAACATCGACCCGTCAAACCACCTGTTCCGGACTGCAAACCAACCAATCCACCTGTTCCGGACTGCAAACCAACCAATCCTCCTGTTCCGGACTGCAAACCAACCAATCCTCCTGTTCCGGACTGCAA